CTGTTCCTGAATAACTAATGATAGTAATGTTGTAGGTAAGGGTAGGTTGCTATCCTCAAGAGTTTCCTTAATTTCCTCTTCCTTTACATTAACTGTTGCATTAGTAGGTAAGGGTAGGTTGCTATCCTCAAGAGTTTCCTTAACTTCCTCAACAGTTAAATAATTAAAAGGTTTTAAACAATCGCGGTTATGTTCAGTAACCACAAACAAACTGCCGTGACAGTAAATTGGATTGCCATTATTGATGGCTCTAAAGTTTAAAATCGTACCATTACCGTTAGTGTCTTCAAAAATGACATCTTGCAAGATGTCATTTTTTAAATCTACGTATTTAAACTTTTTACCAACTTGTAAAAAGTTTCTGTGTACTGCGCTATAAACCTCCTCCTTTATATTATCCTCCTTAACATTAACCTCCTCCTTTATATTATCCTCCTTAACATACTTTACATACTCGTCTATTGACGAGTATTTGCTAAATCTATCGATTAAGATATACTCGTTGCCATCTTCATTTTTTACCTTGATTTTGCCCTCTTGATAACAGTTGTGCGGATCGTTTATCCAAAATGCTTTGTAGTTTATAAAGCATTTTGTTCTGGACATAACGAGAATGATGATCTCTCTAGAGCTATTTTTGTAGTAGTTGCCTGTCATGAATGTATTAGCCATTTTCCCTTACCTCTTCCTTTACTTTTTTACTTTTTGTTAACTCTTAATCCTAAGCTTAACTACTTCTTAGGATTAAGAATGCGATCGCTTAGGCATTAAACCTAAGTCGGGAGTCATAACTCACTCGACCGCAATAACTTATTTAAAGTTATAAACTAGCCCAGTATTTGACTGTTTTTAAGTAATTGCACAGCCTCTCAATTCTTATCCAGCATAGAGCCTGGGATGGAACTAAAACTGCTGTTTGAAATAAAACATCTTCTGGTAACTTGTTTTTAATATATTGCCTAACCGCCGTCGGGGTTATATCTTTGTCGTTTTCCTGATTAAAATCAGGGAATACTTCTTTAACTAGTTCTTTAATTTCTGCTATTTTATTTTTCATTTTCCTTACCTCTTTTTTAACTTTCTTAACTTTCTTTATAATAGCGCACTCTTAAAAATAACGCTACAGTATTTTAAAATTAATTTTATGTATAAGCTAGGACTAAGTAATTTAACTCTTAAATATTTCCTTAGCGATCGCTAGATTAATCCTTAAATTAAATTTAGTGCCGGGACTTTAATTAATTTATTTAATAGCGATCGCGGGTCAAGAATAATGTATGAATTAAAAAAATAAACCTCTTAAAACTTAATTTAAGAGGTTTATTTTAAGAGTATTTTAAGGTATTATCTTAACAAGATATCCGACCCTAATATCTCTTCAGCGAAGGGGTCGGATATCCCCAAATCGTGGCCGTAATCGTATCCTTGGAAGAGTCCCTCACCATAACGTTCTTGATGGAGTGCCTGAAGGTTATACTTTGCATAGTCTTCCTCCTTCTTTCTTCTATACTCTATATCGCAGCGGTTCAAGTAAGGTCTGGAGATAGGTATCTCCTTTTCGTCGTCAGTAACTAATACGAAATTGTCTCCAGATATGGTCTGTACGGTTTTCATGTCTTAATTCCCTTTCTTTACTTTTAACTTTCAATATAACTAATATAACTTACTCTCTACCGTCGTGCAACAGTATTTTAAATTAATTTTATGTTATATTTTATACATGAGTTAAAAATATTCTGCGATCGCTAATTTAATTTAGCGTCGAAACTTGTCTGCACTATGCACTAATTTAATTTAAGGCTTATCTCTTATCTCTTATCTCTTATCTCTTATCTCTTATCTCTTATCTCTTATCTTGCGATCGCTAGATTAATCCTTAAATATTTTAAATTTAGTGCCGGGACTTTAATTAATTTATTTAAGGGGGGGTCGAGATTAAGGCGGGGGTAAGGCGAGAGCGGGCGGGTACTCTAGACGCACTTCATTTACGAAAAAAATCCAAAAAAATATCCCAGACTATTCTTCATCTGGGATACTATGTTTTACACTCACAAGTTTATAATTTAACTTATATATAAATTATAGCACAGTCTTAAAATTATGCCAAGCAAAAAGCTAATACGAAAAAATCCAAAAAAAATATCCCAGACTATTCTTCATCTGGGATAATACTTTGTGTCGCCCTATGCAATTTTTAAATCTATAATTTAACTTATATATAAATTATAGCACAGTCTTAAAAGAAATGGGAAGCAAAAGAAAAGATTTTTTAAGTGGCGCACCAACAACTTTATTAAAGTCCAAGGTTAACGAAAAAGCTAAGAATAATGCGGTAACTTTTACCCTTCCAGATCCTCAGCCTGGAAAGCAAACAAGCTTTGTAAATACGCGAGCTGATGTGTGCATATACGGAGGAGCCGGTGGAGGCGGGAAGTCGTGGGCATTGTTAAGGAAGTCTTTAATTAATATTGATAACCCTAATTATGGTGCGGTAATCTTCCGCCGGACTTCGCCTGAAATAACAACAGAGGGTGGTTTATGGGATGAGTCTAAGAAATTATTTGGCTTAGTCCCTGGTGCAATTCCAAGAGAGGGTAAATTAGATTGGAAATTTCCCAGCGGCGCAGCTATTAGCTTTGGTCACGCTCAACATGAAAAAGACGTAGAGAATAAATTCCCCGGAGCGCAAATAGCCTATATTGGCTTTGATGAGTTAAATAAATTTACCGAAAAACAATTTTGGTTCTTATTTTCAAGAAATAGAAGTACGTGCGGAGTTAAGCCAAGGATTGATGCAACCTGTAACCCTGACGCAGATTCGTGGGTAGCTAAATTAATTGATTGGTATATTAACCCTACGACGGGATACCCTATCGAAGAAAGGTCAGGCGTTTTAAGATACTTTTACCGCTTAAATAACGTTATTCACTGGGGAGATTCCGCAGAAGAATTAATGCTTAAATTCCCAGACTTAGCTAAAATTGCGCCGCCAAAATCCTTAACTTTTATTAGTGCAACCTTAGACGACAATAAGATTCTCTTAAGCCAAAACCCTGATTACAAAGCTAATTTACTTTCATTACTTAATGTTGACATGGAGCGGTTACTTAAAGGTAATTGGAAGATTAAATGGTCGGCAGGATTAGTCTTTAACCGTTCGTGGTTTGAGATAATAGATCAAGAACAGTTAAGCAGCATGGATTTAACTTCTGCCCAATTTTTAAGGTTTTGGGATTTGGCCAGTACAGCTAAAGAAGTTGCCTCTTCATCCTCATGCTTTAGTGCATCCCAGAAATGGATGAAAGTTAAAAATAAATTTACGGGAGAGTATGAATATTACATCTTAGATGTTTACTGGGAACAGTTAGGAGCAGAAGAGGGCGATAACCAAATCGTAACGATGGCCGTGGCGGATGGTAAAAAAGTTAAGCAACGGTGGGAGTTAGAGGGCGGTTCAGCGTCAAGGAGACATGAACAAAGCTTAATTAGGACAATCAAAAAAGCTTTGCCTGAGTGTAATTGTAAGGGAGTCCAACCTCTTGGCGATAAATTAACCCGGGCTAAACCCTGGGCTATGGATGCTAGGAGCGGGAAGATAAAAATACTAAGAGCTTGGTGGAATGATGACTTTTTATCTTACGTGGATGCTTTTGACGGCAGTAGAAAAACCCCGCCCACAAATGATGTTGTAGACGGGGGAAGTGGCGCACATTCTTGTTTATCCCAGAATTTAGTATTTGGGGGAAGTTTAGGGAGTTAATAATTCCTCAACATCACTAACTAAAATAGCCCCATACCCCGCTAACTCAGCAGGGCTTATCAATATTTGCGCTTGATAGTTAGGATCAAGTTCAGTCCTTTGAAGTAATACTAAAATTGCATCATAACTTACCTGACTTAACTTACCTCCACGTTTTAAAGTATTTAGATTACCAACAATCCAATGAGGTCGATTCTGATTAATTGCGTCAAGAATCTTATCGTAAACTGGACTCTCAGCTATAGCTAATACTTCATTGTCAGCAACCACCGCAGATACTTCCTCTAAGGTAGTTGTCACAGATACTTGTCCTATTGGCACTGGATTATCTACTAATACTTTATCGTTGAGGTATGAAGTTAATTCCCTGGCGGATAATTCAGGAAATTGTTCAATTTGAGAAAGTAGCCATTGTTGTTTTGTCATGGTTTTTAATTATCCACTAATAGTTATTCTATTGACAGCATCGTAAATAATAGTTGCAAAATTTTCATGATTTTCCTCAAGCTACTGTGATGTTGTAGTAAGCACCCTGATTACGCTCAAGAGTTTGGCGGTCGGTGGTAGGGATAGAAGACCCGAACAATGTGATTTCCGATAGTAGCCCACCCCAATAGCGATCTATGCCGGTGGCATAAGTGCCAATCAAGGTTGGCTGAAAGTTTTGCCCTATTGACACACTGCCAGCAATTAATGCCCCGGAACGACGTAGTGTTGCGACATTACTAGTGATGGTAATAGTATCAATAGATGCCGCCGACCTAACTGCCGCTGGCAATGGGGAGGTAAAAAAGCCTCCAGACGCAGACCAAAATCGCGCACCTTTAGTCTCGTCGTCATAACCGAAAAGGCCTGTTGGTGTCTGCGATCCGAGGATATAAGCACCATCTACCACAGTTTTGCTTAATTTTGAAACGGCGTTGATGGTGGCATTGTTCGAGTTTAATGGGCTTGTCATCGCAAAGTAGTCATTTACGCCATCAAAGAGCAGCGTAGTCCGTCCGTTAAGAGACTCCAACACGCCATTGCTAACAATGCGCGGCCGCCTCCCCGCCGTTGAAACTGCATGACGACCATTGCCAGATTGATCATACCAGATAACAATCTCACCGTTGGACAAACCGACAAATGCTAATAATGTAACTACATCTAAATCCTCTCCAATAAAACCTATATCTAATTCTGAGTTATCACTAGTTCTCATTACTCTTATAGCTGCGCCAGTCCAAGACCTGGAAAGCCGTCTTAATCCATAAGCGGCAGAGACTATAACAGAAATTAAATCAAGAACACCTTTAAAACCGCCCAGCACCACCATTCTAAGTGTAGAGGTTCTCATACCGCAAAACTCCTAGCGCGTATAGTTGCTGTTTCTGAGTTAGCGACCGGGATAACTGCCCCGTTAGTCACCAAATACCCCCACAGATTTGAACTATCCAAAATAAACAATTGATTTAAGTCTCTAACAACGCCAACAACCTTACCCCCTCCTTTAGCTAAACTCATAGATACGTTGAAACCTACAGGGTCTAGAACAGGGTCAGAGCCAATTGTCCAAATACTATTATCTGCAATAGTAGTTGGTGCTGTAGGGTATAAGTGTACCGCAAAAGAAGTCATGCCTTGAGGTACGGCAGATAGATTGAGAGATATTTCAAAATAAGAAAGAAAGATCCCTTTGCCAACTTCGCCTATATTTTGAAGTTGGAATAGACCGCCATAAACATCAAAGTTTGATGCAGAAGCAGTATAAGTTGTAGTAGCAGAGCGAGTAATTGTAATTGTGGTTGAGGATTCATAAGCTGACTTTGGAGGGATGCGATCGCCTATCAGTTTCCAAATCGCAGACAACCAACCTAAGTTACCCACACCACCGGTAGGTATAGTAGCATCTGTTATTTTAGTGCCAAAGTTAACCGTGGTAGAGCCTCCGCCACCGCTACTAGGATTTAAGAGTGCTGCTACTTCGGCATTAGCCACAGCTTGCGTTAATTCAGATTGCCCATATTCGCCATTTTCATATCTAGGCAGGTCGCCTTTATTTATCGTAG